ATCAATTCCATACACTGGGAAAAGGCTACTGATAACATTGAGTACATTTCTAAAAGCGTCTTTAGGATCAATATTGGCTATCCTGTTAGGCCTTGCTTCAATGATGGCTACTTCATCCTGGTTGTGCGGTTGGTACTTTGCCAGATTCATCTTTCTTTTTTTTGTTTTGTTGGTAATATTGTTTCATTCTTTCTTTGTGGAGTTCTATATTTTTATCGATCCACCTTCTACATGTATTAATCAATTTTTTCTTTTTATCATCATCCATAAGAAAATACCAAATCTTATACCGCTGCTTTCTCTTCTCATTGTACTTTTCCCTCTGTTCATCTGTCATTGTAGCAACCCTTTCCTTTATTCTTTGTATTATCTTTTCTTTGTTCTTTTCATAATATTCCTTTTGCCATTGCTTCCTTTTCTCTAATTTATCAGCAGGCATGTTGTATTTCCAATTATTTGCGTAAGTATTAATTTTTTCCTTATTAGCTATCCTGTATAATTTAAGATAATCGCGTTTCTTCTGCCTTTCCTCCTCTGTCATATTCGCGCGCTTATTCTTTTGATATTGGCGTTGATACTCCTTTAACTTTTCTCTTTTTTTTTCTGGTAAATCTAAATACTTCATTTGCCTTGTTTTTTTAAAAAATAATAAAATTTTTGTTTATTCCTCTGATATTCCCTGTGTTTCTCAATTTCCTCCGGTGTGCGTTCAGCGTATTTCTTTCTTTTGTAAGCATTGTTTTTATCTCTATATTCCTTCCATTCTTCAAAGGTCATATTATCCCTCCTGTTCTGCATATAGTTTTTCATGTATGCGTTATACTCCTCTCTACTTTTCATAATGTATTAATTCGTGTTCAACTTCTTCCCAATAATAATAAACTTCACTATTTAAATCATTATCTAAAATTTGTTTAACTGCAAACAGAGCGCACTGTTTTGCCAGGATAGAAACAAGGATCTCCTGTCCAAGTTCTCCTCCGATGTTCTGGATAAGGTTGTGGTAATGGGTGAAAAGTTCAGCAGCCTTCTCCTTTGGTGTTTGGTTCATAATTTTTCTATTTCTTGTTTTACTTCTTTCCAGTAATTAATAGAAGGGGATGTTTCCTGTGTAGTCGTTAAAAGATAATGAATTTTTATTAACTCATCCACTGCAACCAATGCGTGTCCCTTTGCTTTCGACGAATCAATGTGTGTAATCCAGCCTTCTAATTGACTAAATACTTTTAATGGAGTACTAAATTTATTAATTAGTTCCTCCGCTTTTTTTTTAGGTGTCATAGCGTAAATTCATTTACAAGTTTATCAATTTCCTCCTGCCTTTTCTTTTCCTTTGCCAATGGATTAGCATACATAAATTTGGTATAAATATTATTTGCCTGGGAGTAGATGTTGCTAATAGTAAAATTTGCCTTCAGCCACTTATCGCTTATCTGCCAGGCAGCCGTTGTAAACATTGTTACCATCTGATCCGGTGCCTGCTCACTGGCACTTACCTTCTTTAGCCATGTTACTAACTTTTTGCAGTTTGCACCATCTTTAGCCGTCATGATGTAATTACCCTTGTCAGAGGGATAGGTAACACCGGCTAAGCGTTCATAGGTAGAGCAGAAAGCTGAGAAACAGAGGTAGGTCTCGGAGGGTTCTTTTTCTTTTCTTTCTTTTTGCTCCGCAACAATTTTTCTTTCTTTTTCACCTTGCTCATAGGACAGAGCATCATGGAAAGACTGGCGGGAGAAAGGGTTTTTAACTTCAAGGTCAGGGAGTGAAAAATCATTTTCACAACCTTTATCAAAGTCTTTATTTGTATTAGTCTTTCTTTGTTCAAGGTCTTTGTTTGTTAGTGTAGACTTTTCCCGTGTCGGTTTTTCTCCGTTGCGGATTTTTACCGTGTCGGCTTTTTTACCACTCGGTGTAAAATTTAAGGTATAATCGTAACTATCAAACTTACCTTCTTCCCTTCTTTGTTCCCTGTGTAGGTATCCAGTTGTTAAAAGTTCATCAATATACTTTCTTAAAGTATCCTTAGTATATCCCAATTCTTTAGCCATCGCACCTTGATAAAATTTCCAATCATCTGGCATCGAAGCCATATAACAGAAGATGAAACGAGCGCGGTCTGAAATATTTTTATTCCTAATAATGTCATTAGGAATAATAGTAAAGTTTTTCTTTATATCGTTGTTTAGCTTATTCATAAATCAATAATTATAAATAAATGCTTTGGAATTTTGTGTATATTAAGTTTTATATAAGCAGATGTGTGCGAATTACTACCTTTAACAGTAGTTTTATTGACTACTTCTTGATAATTGTTTTTTAAAGGTAAAAACCATTGTTTAAATTTTTGGTAATCTAAACTTATAAATTTATTTGCCTTTACACAAACAAAAAATATATATGTAGCCTGACAAGCATTTAACCAATCATATAATAAATGCCTATTATTTATATCGTAAACTGTTTCGATATTTATAAAATCCATATTTTTAATTGTTTTAACTTCTATTCTGGGTGTGTATTTTTCACTATATTCAATAATAAAATCTATATCCATTTCTCTATAAATTTTATCTTTTCTTTTATCTATATATTTATAATTATTTTTATTAAACCATTGGATAATTAAATCTTCAGACTTAACACCTATGGATATATCTTTTTTGTATGTTGTGGTTTTATCAGTCATTAAGATTTTTTTTAATGTTACAATAGTTTTCATAATCCAATTCACATAACCAATATTTTCTATTAGATTCTTTTGCAGCTATACCAGTTGAGCCATGCCCTGCAAACGGGTCGACTATAGTTTCATCTTCCATTGTAATAGAATTTATTAAAGACTTTAATAAATCTATTGGTTTTTGTGTTGGGTGATTTGTTCTAAAATCATTTCCATCTAAAACATCTGGATATCTATAATTTAATTCAATCTTTCCTTTTGTTGCATAAATAATTCTTTCATGCTTTGGCGCAAAAGAATAAATTAAGTCACCTGTTCCGTGGTTGTTTTTATTCCAAACAATGCTATTTTTAATAGTGAATCCAATATCTTCTAAAATTTCAATAATGTAATTTTCTTGCTTCCATCCAATAAAACAAAATAATCCTGAATTAATGTCCATTTTACTGTATAGCTTACTAAAAACATTCTTTATTAAATCCATTGCAGTATCAATATCCTTATCATTTTCTATGCCTTTATCTTTTAATGATGCTGTACGTCTATTAGAAATATAATTCATTCCATAAGGAGGATCAGTAATAACACACTTAATTTTAAAATCAATTTTATCAATCATTTCTAATGAATTGCCATTAAAAACATTTGAAAATATTTTATCTTTTGAATCTTCAATAATTTGCTTTCTTATTTCCTTTTCAATATTAATCTTTACTTCATTCTCCTCCTTCTTAATTTCTTTATATGCCTCGTTAATGCTGATTTCCCCAGTGCTTACCTTTGCCTTTATTTCAGGTGAGGCTGTGGCTTCTATTTTCTTTACCTTGCTTATTGTATCATGTGAAACGTTGGCAACTTTAGCGATTTCCTGACGTGTTTCAACTGGTTTACTTTCCGCAGAAATCTGCTTAATGTCGTTTCTATTCCCCTGATTTTCCTTTGCCTTCGCCTTAAAAACGTCTTCAAGTTGCAAGGCTAAAACGCTTCTTTGGTAATTGTTTAAATTCCTCCTCCCGAATTGGTTATTAATCATCCATTCCTTTACCGCGTTAATGTCGGCAAATTCCTTTTCCACGGTAACAAAGTCAATGTCGTACTCCGTTGCAATTCTGTAACGGTTGTGTCCATCGACTAAAATACCGTTCCATGTCACCAATGGGTCGCGGATTCCTTCTTCAAGAATATTACGTTCCAGTTGCTTAAATTCCTCACTTGTTAAGGGTGGGATTAATACTTCAAGTTCTTTTAATATTTGCATGGTATAATAAAAAAAGCCAGCAGGTGATAGACTACTGGCTTAGGTAAAACAATATAAAAATTGTTTCATGTTCCTTTGGATAGCTATCACTCCGTCCAAAGGATAAGCAAAGATAAACTATTTTTAATTTTTTTCTCCAATACTTTTAATATTCTCCATCTTCCCCTCCTCAATGAATCCACTCCCCTGACTTCCTCCAACTATTTTTAAATACTGATTCTCAACACTGGCAGAGTTTATAATAGTCTGGGCAACATTGGCGATTACCTTTGCTTTTTCAAGGTCGTAGTTGCTGTCGGGGTCGCTTAGTTCTTCAAGAACAACGAAGAGGTGGTTGCGGAGGTCGCTGATTTTGTTTTTCATCTGATTATTATTTATTTTGGTTTACAAATCTTTTAAAACAGTCAATTAGACTATCCTGGGATGTTCTGCCATATCTGCGTTTATCATCGCCAAACATTTCTAATTTATATTGTAAATCGTGTAGTTTATTAAATACACCTAACTCTTTTAACTCTTTAATTTCATTAACTACATTGTACTTATATTCATTCAATGCTTGAGCTAATATGCGAGCTTCATCTTTTGTTAGTCTCATTTTGTTTTTTCTTTAATCTGGTTTATCAATATTTGAATTTCTTTAAATTCCTGTGGTAACTTTTCATGATTCCTGTTCAACACCGCCAAGTCCTTCCTGGAAACAAGGCAGAGGTTAGCAATATGATCATTATACCTATCACCATCCATTTTAAATACTACCATACCCTTTGGCACTGGGCCATGGACTTGTTCCCAGTTGTAACGGGAGACTGACATCCATTTATGGTTAGCATATTTAATTTCATTGTATCCATTAATATTTCTCAATGTACCTATTGGTTTTTCATTGTGTGGTGTATGTCCTTTCTCATATAAAGCTGTGAGCTTTGCCCTATGTTCAGGAGACAATTTTTGTCCTTTGTTCCATGGATTATGCCCTTTATAAAAGCAGGTGCGCCTTGCTCTTTGGCTTGTCTCTACATTTTGCCATTGTTCCAATGCTATTTTTGAGCAATTCATTTTAATATACTCTTTAGTTTTCTTCAATCCCATTTTATATGCTTTGGCAGAGATGGAACTATCGGAGTGTGGCATCCATGTAGCAATAACCTTGTTAGGAGTGTTTGGATACAACTTTCTAATAATCTCTACCTCTTCCTCTGTAAATCTCTGTACTTTTTTCTTACTTCCTTTTACCATGACAATAATCTTAATATTCCATTTCTGGAAAGCTGGCTTTCACTACCCAATATTCTGTTGATAAATTACTTCTTACTTTCCAAAGATTACTTGTGTGATAGCCTGACTTATAAAAACATTTACAAGTAGCATCTACTATTTCTTTTGCGCTCATGCCTCTGTTATATTTGCTAAATACAAATCTTTTGCAATTCTTGTATCTAGGTAAATTTAACACATCTGCCCAACCTTGCACCATGGCATTGTAGGAGGAAAAAGCCTGAAAGGCGCAAGGTATCTTCTTTCCATTTTTATAGCAATCATCCATCGCATTCATTTTCTTACCGGTGCCTCTGTATTTTATTCCACCAGGATTAAGTGCTTTTGCCATCAACTTACTTTCTATTCCGGCATTGGTCGCCTCGATAATAAAAAAAGCATAGATAACAGA